ATCAAGATTAATCAACGACGCGGTAATAACTGGACAATACCAATATATTCACCGCGTCCGATAAATTACTGACTACAACGAGCGCTTGATCGCTCGTGTCCGAGGGCATCAAAGCCTGGGGCACGAGATTTGCAGGGTTAGCCGCTTGAATTGACAATTGAGGTTTGGCCCCGTGAAGTTCACACACCGCGTAGGCGTTAGTTCCTGATCCATCGTCTGAGAAGGCCACCGCGGCGCCCCCTTCGGTATAGGATAACTGGAACGAATTAACGGCTTGACTCACCACATAATAAACAACATCTTCCCTAAGACCGGTCGGCAGAGTCCCTGCGTTATCTCTAAACATCACCCTATCGTCATCGACTAGAGGCGTCGCAGTGTCGTTAACGGTGTTGGTCCCGTTGGTAAACGTCACCGTGGTGCGCCCGGCAAGAACCCGTATAAAAGAAGCGCTTAAATTCTTCGTGGCATTACTCGGCTCTAAGGTGATGTTGCCGTCGAATTTTAGAGAAACTTCTCTGGCCCCGTTGAACGTCGACACGCCATCCGTCCCGATAGTAATCCGGCTTTCCTCCTCCGCGGTCCATGTAGACGCGGCGATAAGAACCTGCGCCCCAACGGCGGGGATATCGGTCGTTGTCGCGTTTCCGTTAAGATTTGCCTCACCAGAGACAACACTGTCCGGAGATCCTTTATTATCTGCGGCGAGAATACGTGGGTCAGTCTGATCGAGAGATCCCGGCCCGTAAAAATTATCAGGAAGTAGCACATTATTACCAATCAAGGTAACGGTTTGAGTCGTTGGGAACGTCGCCCCGTCTACATCAATAAACGACGAAGACGAATCATTTAACATAATATTATCGAGTATTTGAGTATCGCCCGAACTGGCTCCACTGATATTAAGAAAAGTTAAGACATTTGCATCCTGCGCGATAATCAAGCATTGCGCTAAGGTATGACTAATACAATCAATCATATCGAGGCCAGAGTCTATAATCTCGAAGAACACCCCCGGCGCGTAAAAATCAACCAGATCGCGGACGGTGCCTAAATCACTATACCGAACAAAATCAGGGAATTTAAGACTGAGGATCCCGCCGGTAATATCAAATAGGGTGGCGGTTTCATTTCCTTGTAAAATCACATCAAATATCGCGAGGCCAACGTTCGTCCCTTGAAATTGAGCGGCTACCGCGTTGGTATACGTCAGTTGGTTAATAATTCGACTCGTGGTTAATAATTGAAAACTGGAACCCGTCGCTAATAGGAACGGCAACGTTTGAGTCACCGGCGCATTGAGTACAAAGGTTGTATTCGGTGTCACATCAATCCGAGTGGCCGGCACTACCGTGCCGAAATCGCTCTCCTGAGTGACATAGACCACGTTAGACGGCACAGGAACACCACCACCACCGCCGCCATTACTCGGGTCAAAAGGTTTAAATCCGCTCATGATTTACGCCGCCTCCACATGTAAGGTCGAACCCGTGTTAGCGAACGCCCACGCACCCACATTTCCTGTGGTATTCGTCACGTATTCTCTAACCGGTAAACGATTGACGCCCACGTCATCACTTACAGGCTCTGCGACTGATTCGGTTAATTTTACTTCGATGGATCCAACATTCTGGATAACCAATTGAACGCCTATGGTTATCCCGGTGGCGTCGTAGAGGTCAACCCAGGTATTAGGGGGGATAGGAACAGATGGTAGTGATGCCGCCATGGTATTACTCCTTTAAAGCATACGCTTAAAAAAACTCATCCCTGAGTGACGGAGTAACATGACGGAAAACATTTGTACGGTTTTTTCTGACGGAGGTTTAAAATTCTTGCGTCGACGTCAACGACTCGGGGTTCCGTCAACCCCTATCAGCAGTATATCACTGATTTAATGTACTGTTCGGTAAAATATTAAAATTAACAATACGGACGTCTTGATTAAACGGGGTGGATAAATCGGTAATGATTTCTATGGTGGCTTCTTGAGCGCCGATAACGGTTGACAAAACCGTGAAAGACACTTCTTTACCGTTTGCGCTTATATCCGGGGCCACTATTTGCCTTAAGCCCGTCGTAAACGTCACAATTGTACTGGTAATAATTTCCAATTCTTCTAACTGATCGAGCCAAGATTCAACAATGGGCATCGATGTATTCAACGGCATTTGAATGGTATCGCAAGAAATCGGAGCGGGCTTGCCTTCTTGTGTGAAACGTCTCAAATGATTCCATCTAAACGTATTGCCTGAACCTCGAGCCATTCGTCGAGGGTAAGTCATCTCAGTCACTAATGAGGCCGCTATCACGCCGCTTGCGGTCGACAAAGAATTACCCGCTTGTTTACGCAATAATACCAGGGAATCATTATTAGCGGACTTCTTACCAAAATCAGGGACTAACCGCAAAGCCAGATTAGACGCGGCCATGAAGTTGAATTTTCTCTCGATACCAGAACTACTATCGGGGTCCGGTAGTTCTTCAAAATTATAATCCACGCAAATATTGCGGCCGTCAAATTCGGCCATCATATCCTCAAGGCGATTCAAAGCTAATTCGATTTCGTTGCCTTTAGGGTTGACCGTAATGCCGCTTATTCTTATTTGAGAATAAGCATCATTAATAATTTGGGCTTTAGTCGCTATTGCCACGTTGCTTTTCCTCGATTTTAGCTTTTAGCTTATCGATGCCCATGTTTTTCCAAGGCCGGATACCCAGGTCTTTGGCCACTAGCCGGATATCTTCTTCAGAGACTTCATCTTCTTCCGCTAATTCTTCCGCTTTCTCTTCCGCTAACTGAGCCTCTTTTTCAACTTCTTGAGCCGCGTCTTCACGTTCGTATTTTTCTTCATCCTCAGCCGATAGCTCATCATCTTCAGCCGTTTCAACAGGTTTCGCAACCTTTAGCGGTTCTTCACCTAAGTCACCCAATGATTCCTCACGAGTCAGAAAATACCCATTGCCTAAATGAGCGTGGATCATTTCAGGCGGGATTGTAATCTTTTCACCATCTTTAAAAAGTATCGTAGACATGGTTTTTATTCCTCGTTTTGGTTAGTTTAACACAAAGAACCCTCCGTGAAGAGGGTTCTTATTTTCTCACTTATTTTTCAACGGCGTTTCGCATTAGGTAGTTAGTGCGATACCGACACGTTGTGGATCGGCAATGGTGATACCAAACCAGGTGAATATACGAAATCTAAAGTTCAGCGTTGCAATATCGCCGTCGTATAGAATGTACATTTGTTGCCCGTTAGACATGGTAGTAGACACCACTTTCATCCCATCGAACTGCTTGAACAATTCAACCGGAATATTACCGCCCAATACCTCAACCGCGTCCTTGTCCCAAAACAAGTTTACCTTGTTGCTGGCAGCCGTGTTTAAACGGGTGACTACGGATAAGTTAGTGATTATGGTATCGACATTCGCATACGCTTTTTCTAAATCCGACAATGCGGCATCATCTGCGGCAATCGGTTTAGGGAAAATCGTAATACTCGTACCGGTGGGCTTGGCCACAATCGTAAAGGTCATTGCTTGATCGGTAACCGTCTTATCATCAAGGCCCACCGCTATAATATCACCCGTACTCACGTTGACGAATTTAATCTTATCGCCAATGTTGTAGCTGGCTGAAGCGGACACAGGAATAACCGCTTCCCGATAATCCACGTTAGTAACGACCCGAGTCGTCGCATTGACGGTACCACCTTCAGGGGCAAACGTTTGCGCGCCGGTGACGGTTGCGTCAGGACTCGCGCCGCCAATCAGGTTAGGCAAGAAAGACCCGGTATAGACATCAAAACCGGCGACATTCTGACCAATTTGACCCTTCTTCCAAGTGTCTTCTGGTCGACCTTGCAACGTTTGACGCGCGGCCAAATCAGTTGCAAATTTTAACGTATCTCGATCATTCAGCATATAATAACGCATACTTTCATAACCTTGGCGTTCATTCATCAGGGCTTGACCCTCACCAATAAACGGATAGCCACTCGTTGCGGCAGACGTCGTGAACAATGACCCTTGCAATGTCATCGCGCTAACGATTTGTTGATTGAGGTTAGAGGCTTGACGTCGCCCTGATTGCTCGCCGCGTCGTTCCCAATATTGCAGGTCACGGACTTGATCGGCGCGTTGAACGACGAAATCATTCTGAGGGTCACCCAATACTGCGGGGTACGCTTCTTCAATGATGTCGGTTTCTTGAGTGGATATATCAAAGCCCGAAATGATGGGCGCGTGTTGTTGGACTGGACGCCATACGACGTTGCCAGAAATTTGTAACTTGTCGCCGTCAGGCTCGAAGAAACTTACCATTGGAAGCATTGACTGTTGCGATTCGTAAGTCATCATCGCCTTTTCAAGTAACACTTCCACAATCTGTGTTGTTTGTGACATAGCTATTTACCTATTTCCAGAGTGTCACATCAATCCCTTTCTTTTTGGCAGCTTGTTTTAAATCGATACGAGTTTGCGGGTCACCTTGGGCAGCATCATATTGCTTTTTCATCTTGCCGCCGGAGCCGCTTCCCTTATCGCCTTTCAACTTCGTTGCAGGTTTTGGTGCGCCACTACGTTTTTTGTTCACAGACGATGAAAACTTATCTTGGACACGACTTAGATACATAACGGCTAATGCACCGGTGGGGTCACTCACGACTTTACTCGTGAACTCCGCTAATGCTTTTGCATTGTTACCTATGTAGTACCAAACTTTTTCACTGTCTGTACCGTTTTCGTTTAGCAGGGTAATAAATTGATCGGCCAGTGCATCGCCTGCATTGGGTAGGAAAGACTCAAGCGATTGCCTGATTTTCATATCCCCCGCAAGCCATTTATCTTCAGTGATTTTACCCTCACCGATGAGATCAGCCGCTCGTTCTAAATGCCCTGTGACAGCTTTGTCGGTTTTCTGAATCTTCGCTTGATGCTGCGCTTCTTCGAGTCTGTTTTTCTGCAAACTGTCAGTGTGAGAGTTTATCTTTCGATCCACTCTTAAATCCTGCCAGGTATCCATTTTTTGATCGTATTTATCTTGATCGTAATCAATGTCTGGATCGTCCATCTTTGGCCGAGGGGGTAATACATCCTCAGTCTTAAGAGGCGTGCTTGAAACTTTTAGCTGCGCAATTTCCGCTTCTAATTCATCCATCCGAGAGGTTTGTTCTTTATTAACCGCCTTGGCATCTTTAAGTTTATGTCTTAATTTTGCCGCGCCGGCGTTAGGGACAAAACCCGTTTTCTTGCCGTCTTTGGAAACTTCCTCCTCTTCTGACTTCTGCCAGTCCTCTAATGCTTCCGGTTTACCTGAATCATCGTCATCATCGTCACTATCCGTGTCGTCGGTATCATCGATATCATCAAGGGTTACCTCGTCGGTATCATCTTCAACCTCGTCATCGTCCTTAACAATCGGCTCGTCCGTTTCCGGATCGACTTCGATATATTCATTCTTCGATAAATCTTTAACAGGCGCCTTGTTGGCCTCCCGCTCCGTAGCATTTTCAACCTTCAGCTCGTCAAGAGTTTGTTGTGTTCCCAATGGTCTATTCCTCGTTTTAGGTAACGATAGCTATATGAAATCCGCATATATTCGGGGTGCGTATTGTCTCGCCAGACGGTAATAGTATAGAGCAGTCAGTAATCTAACGCAAATTAACGTTGACCGACACGCTGCCGCAGGTCTTCGCCTCTAATTTTTTGGATAGTCTCTACTCGAACGCTACTCGTTTGAGCCTTCTTCAATTCAATACTCACGCCCGCTTCTTTGGCTTTAATCATCACCTCGGCGCGTTTAGTCTGGGCGTTGAACATATCAATTTTAGTATCTTCCATATTAGATTGAGCGTTCATTTGATCGGCTTGTGCCTTACCCATTTCAGCTTGAGCGGCAATCATCATTGGATCCGGTTGGTCTTGCTGCGACTGCTGCGCCTCGGCAAGCATTTGTTTTTCTTCATCCGTTTCAGGCTCTTTGATGCCGTCGAGTATCAATTGTTTCTTGGCATATTCGCGCATGTCCTTAAACGCTTCGCCTTCTTTCATGGACCAGAACAACAGCAATGCGGTCTTTCGCATGGGGTCATCCGGCGGCATGGTGGATAACATATCGCGTAATTCGGTTCGGTCTTCATCCTTTTGGGATTGGTAACTTGGGCCGACATCCGCATACACATCAAAAATATACTGAGTGACATCGTTCTTAACCTCAAGTTGCAAGGTTTCCGGGTTGATTTCTTCTTGATTAATGGTTTCAGTCGTGCGAGTGCCATCCAATTTGGTGAGTGTGACGGTTTGCTCCGCATCATAGACAACTCTCGCCATTGAGGCGTAAATCTCACCTTCCCGCCTTAGTGATGCCTTCAAGTTATGTTGATAGATATATGACTGCATATCAAAACGTTTCTGCAATTGCGACAAGGCTTTACCGGACAAATTAGTATCACTAATATCTTGGGGTAGGTCCGCACTCGCCACGTCGTTCACCGCTTCACGCGACATTTGTTGCGCCATCAGAAGAGATTCCGGCACCTTATGTTCAAGCGTCGTACCGATGGGGCCGCGCGGTAATTCCTCGTCGCCTCCAGGCGCGGTTCGATTCATCAACGCATAAGGGAATTGCTCGTCGGCCCCGTTCTCATTATAGAACTTTTCAAAACCTTGGATTTGCTCAGGTAAGTAAATCGATTTTTGCAGAGGACTTTTAGAAACGATGTCCGCGAGGTATGAGTTGACAAAGTTACGCAATCGTTGCGGGTCTTTGGCAAGCCTGACAATCCCTTCGTAATGAAGTTGACCTTCAACAAATGCGCGCTCGCCGTACATCGGGATAACCGGAATATTCTGGCCTGGTATGTGATCATGATGCAACACTTCATCGCCACCACCGACAATATAAAGGGTTATTTCATACACTTCGCGTTCTGATTCGCTGACTAACTCAAACCCTTTACCGTTTAGCGCTTCCTCTTTTTCTTCACGCTCGTCATCGTCATTCAGCATGCGTTCGCTGCCCATCATATCTTGGTAGACCATGGTCTTGACTTTGATTTTCTCACGGTGGTAAAAACGTGCCACGTAATAGGTATCGCCGTCATCAAGCCAAGGAAACACATAACTTTGCTCGGGGTATCTGAACGAGCTTGGTACGGCGCTAACCTCAATTTCATCCCCTGTTAATTCTTTGACTAAATCCCGGTAACCGTCGGCGCTATAGGGCACAAGGATTGAACAGTAATCGGCATCGGATCGGTCTGCTAGTTTGGAGTTCGGATCCCAAAAGACCGTGTTGTTCGCTTCATTGAGTGGTTTGCGCCTGATCACTTGCTTGTCATCGCCCACCCTTTGACTCTTATATTCAGTCTGCAATTCCCACGCACCCACACCGCATACAATGGCTTCGGTGGTAGTGGTTTCTCTTGCTTCAATCGCCACGTTATTGCGCATGTCACTGCGATACATGCCGTCAAGGATTTCGGCGCCATTAGGATCGGTATCATCCACCGGCTCGAAATCGACTTGGGTGGGGTTGGCTTTGATATCGGTCATTATCTGCCGGCCGGCTTTGCGCAGCATATCGAACTGTCCGCGATATTGCAGGGTTGAACCGCCAAGATTGGTATCATCCCATTGGGTGATCCAATAGAACAGTAAATCATCCGCGCCGCGTTCTCTGGTTGTTTGCCCTCGATCATAGGCTTTATCATGAAGTTTTCTAATATCGGTGGCTGTTAGCATCGCTGGCTACCCATTCTTTTGAGTGGTTGAGGCATGATAAAGGGTTTAACTGGGGTGAGTATATCACCTTTTTGGATAGAAAATCGTCGCATCATGTACGCATAACGCACAGCGTCGAGTATATCATCCATTGTTTTGACGATTTTACCCCGCTCGTCTCGATGGTATTGATTGAACTCATCAAAGAAACCGCGGCACCCTCTGAAGACTTTAAACTTACCTTTACGCATTAAATCGTGAATGACATAGATACCACTCTCAACACTGATACCACCTGATCGCATCTTGCCGTCTTTGCTAAAGGGTGGATGGGTGGCGTGGTTGGTCAACATCTTGAAACCCGCATCCTTGTAGTGTTTCATTTGCTGAACGGCATCGTCGCGGCCTTTCTCATGCTGCAAGCCGTCATGCGGCCAGGCAATCGGGATGCCTTTTTGCCAAGGCTTCACCGCTCCCCACGCATCGTTGGCGGAAACCTTCGACGCTTTCCAGGCATTCACCAAGTAAAACGTACCCGAGTCCCTATCCTCAACCAATTGTATTTGTGATTGGGGATGGTCCCACCCAAAATCCATGCCGCCAAGAATGAACCAATGCGGCGGGATATCGAACGGCTCGCAGGTAATAAACTCCTCGGATAAATCATAGATACGACCGTGCCCAAGCATCGGTATGCCTTTGGTCCGCATGTCGCGTTGATGGGCAGGATATTGCTCAAGCATTCGCTCGCGCTTTTCTTTGGTGATATGCGGCGCGTCGAGCCACCCTTTTTGCATGAAGAACTGATCTTTACTCGCATTGTCCATGAACTTGATAACGAGTTCCGTTCGCCCATTCTCCGGGGTGAAAGTGTAAATACCTCGCCCGCCTTTACCTTTATCCCCGTTGATGGTTCGGGTAAGTACTTGAGGCCGGATGGATTGGTCGCGCGGTTCTTCATCCACATGGAACCAGTCGACGATATCGCCCATGATGGCGTGTTGACCTTGAGAGTATGACCAGAACTGAATGGTTGAAATAGCGCCGGAAACATGCTTAACGCGCACCGTTCGCATCGCATTCGGGGTACCGGTGGCGGATTCCCAGTTAACAATCTTATCTTTCGGCACTAAACCGCCGGCAAACTCCCCGTTAAGATAAGTGCCAAACAAAGCCGTTTGTAATAAGTCTCGGGTCTTCTCCATCGAATAACCAAGACCCCAACAATGCGGCGCGAAGTCAAACGTATGACCTTCGTAATCTTTGGGGTAGTTGCCGGTTAAGTGGAAGGAGTCAATCGTGGTGCCGAGGTAGGTTTTGCCAATCTGATTAGCCGCGCAAAGGCATGCCTCGTGGTAATCTTTAGTGGCTTTACAAAAATCATGTTGCCAGGTATAGAATTTATTGTATTGGAATAGGGCGAGGGTATCACGTCGTCGCTGCGCCAGCTCGCGTTTGAGTGTTAATTCACGCTGAAGTGCTGCCTTCTCCATTACGCCGCCACTAGTGCTGCGACGAATGAGGCTCCCCTCGCTATGCGCGGCTTGATATCTTTAACCTCAACACCATATGCGGCCAACATTTCGTCAGCTATTTGCACACGACCGATAAGAACCAGCACTTCACCGGCTACGACTTGATCGGGGTTAGGTATTTTATTACGTTCCTCAATTTCGGCCATGGCTAACGTGCGAAGCGAGAGAAGGTGCGCTTTCCAGTTCTTCTTTTTCATACTGGTTTATAACCTTCTTCAAAAGCTGCTTTAGGAGAGAATGATTGGTAACCGTCTTCATACACTACATAATACCCGCCGTAAGTAGGATTGTGTTTATCCATAAATTCCTTACTAACCTTAAATGCGGAATATCTGCGGTCTTCTGGCGTTATAAGTCCGTGGCCATCTTCGTTAACACCAACCATTTTAATTTCTAACGCGTGTACTTGTTTATGGCAAAGGTATTTTGGTAGTTCAATTTGTTCTTCAGTCATTGCTTATTCTCCCGGTCAAGTTGTGCGAGTTCCGCTTCGATATCTTCTTTGGACATGTCTGATACATCTCGCATTCCGATAATGCCTTTGTGTGTGGTTTCGTTAAAAACCCTATCGCCGTACTTCTTGGGTTTGAGTTTAGAGGCAATCCATTTACGGGTATCGACTCTCAATCGTGATCGCTGCATTGCCTCGCCGTTAGTTTTCCACCCAATATTTTCACCCTCTTTGTCGTGAGTTTCCATCCAATCATTGCTGCCATCGTCAGCTATGTCGAGTATTTCATCAACTAACGCATCGGCAGATTCTGCCTTGGCTTTCTCGTATTGGTCTAAAAATTCACTTTTAGTTCTTAACCATCTGAACAGTGTCGCTTTACATGGCATCGTAGTAGGTTTGCACACCGTGCGCATAGAATCACCATTGGCCAACTGCGCACATATTTTATCAGCCAGCTTTTTAGTGTATTTTGTAGGTCTACCACGCTTGGCCATTAGTACTTTCGTTTCCGCATTGTCTTCTTTTTCTTGTTTTTAGTATGAGTATTTTTACGCTGCCCCCGCTTGGGCATTTTGGATTTGTCAATTATCATGGTTAACATAATATTTATCTCCGTTTAGTTATACCGCGGTGACTGACACATCAATTGACGTGCCTGGTCCGCCGCCGTTAATAGTCGCTGTGAGATTATCGGCATTGGTGGCACCTACATCAATACCACCTTGCCCTTTGAATGTATGGATCGCCGACTTTCTTAACCCGTCACCATCTAATTCAATTAATACCGTTGCGCCATTCCCGAAAGAACCTGACACAATCACTCTTGATTCACCCGTTAGTGAGATGTTTGCGCTGGCTCCCGGCACGCCGGCTGTAATTAACGCTGACATATTAGGCCCAGGTTAGTGTAAAAGTGAGTTCAATTTTATCGTTGATTTCTAATGCGATACCGGCAAAATCTGATTTAAGTAACATATTACCCGCAGACGCGGCGTCAAATATACCGGCGTTGGTAATAGTTTGAGAACTGGCACTGGTAATCGTGGCGACAAAACGATTTTGATTCGATGCAGGTTGACTTTGCACGCTATTGACTCGAGCCTCCGCAGCTTCAGAAAATAAAGCGGTGTCCCCTTTTGCAGAAACGCCTGCTCCCGTTCCCCATGCCGCACGCCAAGTGGGCGCTACGCTCGTTCCGTCCATAATATCAGCGGTTAGGTCTTCACCCACATCGGGATATATATCAGCCATTATATTCCTCAATAGAGCCGTCGGCCCTGGTTACTTTGATTTTTAAAGTTACTTCAGGTTGGGAGGTAATTTTTATATCATTACTTGGTTGGCTATCCGGCTTAGTACGCTGAAAGCATCGACCTCGATTAACACCAGGCAACATGGTTTCGTTTCGCATCCAACCTTTATATTTTTCCCAAAGTCTCATTTAACCGCCTATTAACTTAACAATATTTCGGACAATATTTCTAACAATCGCTCTAGATATGCGCTTTATTGTACCACCAATGCTGATGATAAGGCTAGTTGCGGTGTTAAGCGTACCTGTAGCCGTTTGGTTAGCGGTTTGGTCAACGACAAGACCTTCCTGCTGCGTTGCGGTGCCTATGGCGGTAATATCAATGGATTTACTGATGGTCTTTTGAATGGTGCTTGACCCAGTTGCGGTCATTCCAAAAAATTTCATAATTGATTTTATTAAAGTTAATGAACCGGTGACAGTCATATTAGGCTGAATTTGAAAGGTCGTAACAAGTGATAGTGACGCGGTACCTATCGCGGTGTAATTAATTGATTTGGGTGTGGTAGTTGGACCGGGGGCAACATATTCATAAATGCGATATTCAAATGCTTCGCCGCCGGTCATCACTTCCCCATTAGGGAGAATGACCACTATTTCAATCTGAGTAAAACCATCATTCGAAACATCTAACACGGATATAATCGCGCCGGTATCTTTATTGACTTGAACCACCGCTTCACCGGTGTGAGATGCAAACACTAAATTTCCAGTAGCGTTATCAAAATCCATATCCGACAAATCGAATGTTGCGCCTGACGTGCCGAGGGAATCAAAAGCGACTTCCGCATCGAATGCTACTTCAACGGTTAATTCGGGGTCGGTGTAAGTGTAATCAGTTGTGGTATTCGTCGGTCTAACAAATTTTAATACCGCTCTTTCCGTAGAAGTTTGTTCTCCCTCAACACACACATAAAATGTTTTATTTACCCTATCATAACAAATTCCTTCAGGACCAGAATTAGTATCCCCTAAAGTTGGTCCAAGGGTTAATTCTTGTTTGCTTGCTGCTGTAGTCCCTGTTGGCCAATCATAAATATTAACTTGTTGCCTTCCACCATCCTCTGAACAAGTCGCAAATTCACCATTACCCATATCACAAATGCCTTCGGTATCCGTCCCGTCAAGCGTTAAATCAATTGTTTTAATTATATTATCGTAGTCGCCTAAGTCATACAAATAGACAATTCGAACACCGTTTCGGATGATAGCAACTTGACCGGTGTCTTCTTTAAATGTGCCGCCCGACGTATTCGTGAGAGCATGGCCAAACGATAATACATTGCCGCTCGTAGTATAGTTTTCAACCAAACCATCCAGTTTTGCAAGGACACTAGTAGTCGTATTCCAATCAACTCCGATAGTTCCAACAGTGAGAGTGACCGTAGTCTTTGCACCACCAAAATCACTGGTTGTTTGACGAAGTTGAACCGTTGAGTTATTAGATATCGTAGTCGCAGAGCTGGTCCAAGAACCACCATCAATTCGAAATTCGCCGCCGACAACCGAAATATCGGCGGGGGCATCAATGCCGGTGACCGTTTCGATATCAGATTCAATAAGTGTAGAAACGTCTAAATCGGTTTGGTCTGTGAAATCGAATATATCGGGTGTAACATCGGGACCAGAATCAGCGGGCAACAGCATAATTGCAGCGGTGGCTGTTTTATCTGATGATAGGCCACTCGTAAACGTTGTTAGTTGTGCCAATACTTGCGTGAGAATTTCTTTTGCTGCGGCATTCGCAGCGGTTGCGGTAGAGTTAGTCCATTGACCAGATCCACTTGCCGCGTAGCCATTATCAGTGATTGTCCAAGTGGTATTTGTTTTAGAACAAGCAAAGAAAGCCAGGCCGAGAGCGTCGACGGTTGCATCCAAAGTAAACGGGCAATCTTCGGTGTTATTAGTCGCATCGAGTGACCAACCGATATCTTCTGTGTCCGTGTAGGGAGTGGTTTGATGAAGACCTTGAACTGTCGCGCCAACGACAACAATACTGCTACTAGCGGGCGTACCGCTGCTATACGTTAAGCTACCATTCGCGGTACTAAGATTTTCGCCCATATCCGCATCAATAGCGAGATATAAGCCGATCCGAAAGGTTGGGCCTTGTAGCGTTGCGATTCGAGTTAGTGTTGCATCAGTGTCACCCGCGGCGGTTAAAGTTAATGCAACATCCGCCCACGCACCCTCTCGGAACACAGCCAATGCATAACCCCTGTCCGTACCGGCACTTGGGTTTATTGGGTTGGTATTATTATCACCAACGCCAACCGCAGGATCTAATATGGTAACGGGCATTAGTTAAAACTCTTTGATTGCTCGATTTTTACTGAAGGTTTTTCTTCAATGTTAATATCAAAATAATTGTTCGCTAAAATACCACCACCTGCCGCCAATGCGCCAACCAGAATATATCGCGCCCATCGCCAAACAAATTCCCAAAAATCGCTAACGTTTTTAGTTGCCGCAACGACTTCTTCCATCTTGGTTAACCCACGTTCCATACCGGTTAACCGGTCATCAGTTTTTTCATGTTTCAATTCATTGGTGATAATATATTCTCTAAGGATCCGGTTCTGTTCTGCGGCCTCTTGAGAATGCTTCTCTGAGGATACCGCGATTGCTTTCATCGAATCTTTAATCGACAGAAGCGCGTCTTCCATCGTCTTTTGAAAGAGCGTGAATTCGGGTCTTTTTATTACTTCGTCGTTCATGTAATACGCCTGCAAAAAAAGCCATCGCAAGTGCGAAGAATACGACCGAAAAGATGGTCACTATGATTTTTGTAGTCCAAATATCGATTTCCATAACGCGTAATTGCTCCCATATAAACCAAACACAATACGGCAATAATGCCCGCGATATCAGGATATAGGATGAAAATCGCTTTGGGTAGTACATCGCTGATTAAATAGTACGAGACAACAATATTTAACAAAACATTTAAGGTGATTAATCCAACAATTGAAATATGGGCCTTTGCTTTGTAAAGTCGGTAAATGATAATGACGTTGATTAAACTGTAAAGTTGGTAAATAAACCAAGGATTAGCGGATCGGAAGGTTAGAAAAAAATTAGTGTGGGTAACCTCGCTTACCACAAAAAAGCAAAGGACTAGAAACGCAATATTTCGGTAAACTTCACAAGCTAACCAAAACAACGTTAACGCAGCCAATATGCAAAGACCATCGAACATTAGTCGTTACTTTCTCGATTTTCTTGAGAGTCTTGTTTTTCTGGGTTTTCTTGAGGTTCTTGACTTTTTTTTTCAGTCGTCTTGTCACCATCGCCTTTAGTTGGACACATAATATTTTCTCCGGTAGTTTCAAATTTATCAAACGGCTTTAACAATTAATTAAAACATTTAACCGTTTGCGCATATTAACCCACATGACGCGATAATTCAAACCTCGCACCACTAAACACTTTTTAAACCACACTTTAACCCCATTGTCAAGCTGTAACCTTGTAACCTGCTGTAACCTTGGGGTGTAACCTTGGTAACTCCTTGATTTTAAACAGTTTTAACCATTTGTAACCTGTAACCTCGAGATCCCTATCTTTATATACATAAATACGATCTTACTACTTACTATACTATATATATTATATTTCTTTCCTGTTATATATTAAAGAAAGAAGGTTACAAGGTTACAATATAATAAAGTATTGATTTTAAAAGAGATTTTTGTAACCTTGAAAAAGTTACACGCCTCTTTTATTGGTTACAAGGTTACATTTCACCGTTTTGTCAGAATAATGACGGCAGGATTTTGACAAAAACTTTTTTCGGCAGGATTTTAACCGTCAAAATCCTGCCCGAACGTCTTTTGTCAAAATCCTGCCGGTTACATTTCACTCTTTCACCACTTCAAGTTTGGGTCGATCAGACATTAATTTCAATGTTTTCTTCACGTTTTCACCAATCCGATGCGAGGCAATGCCCTTTCCATCCACCGATATCAGCTTGCAAAGCTCATCAATTTTATACTTTAACGTGTACGCTTCCGACCGTCCGACGATTTTATTGCTGAATAAGATGTTGCTGATAATCGTTTTGGCACACTGCAAATGACGGTATTTATCCTCTCGAATGAGGTTCAACGTGTGGTCGCTTAAGATCTCTTCTTTAATTAACTGGGCCAGTTCTTCCAGGCTGTCCTCAATCGTGGCGTTGACCTTCTTAATGCCGTAGCGGGTGTGAAAGGACACTACCGCCTTGTCGCCTGCCTCACGGCTGTCATAGAAGCCCATCGCCCGGTAACGGGCAATCTCTCGGTTCATAAAATCCGTGCAATAGGTCTTGATCACATCCAGGAATCGAGAGCCGAGCCTTTTAAAACTAATCAGCTCGGTTAAATCCCCTTGACAATCAATCAAAGAAAAGCGATTCGCAAACTGGCTTTCAATCCCATACTCGCCAATCAAGGAATCCACCCCCTCCGCGGATAAAAACAGCTTGGTGTAAAGCGGTATCTTCGTCTCAAGCTGATATTTAGCGGACAAGACAATCGAGTCCTCAAGCTGCTTTAGCTCACTTTTAACGCTTTTAAATTCATTGGTCACCATCACCATGGTGCGGTGGAAATCATTAGGAGACTTACCGACCGGCGCGCCTTCTAGCGCTTTTTCCACCTCTTTAACGCTCATCTCTACCGCAATGGTGCCGAGCGCCACCCGAAAAAAATCCTTGCCCCAATCACTGGGCGCTTTGAGCCAAAGATAGGCTTTTTTCCGAGAGCCGGCAAACCGCGCCGCAATGATGAGTTTTAAGACGTTATCGAGTTGCGGGAAATGCTCCTTATAATCAATAACGGCCGCCTCGTCATAGAGCGGTTGGCAAGTCGGTTTGAGTTTAAAATGTTTGTGGTTCTCAATGGCGTGGCCGGGGTCAAATTCAAAATAGGTTCTTTTGGTGAACATATCGACATTGAGTTTGAGCGCCAGGCGCTGATTATTGATTTTAATCACATCGAACAGTTTGGTAATAAGAACGTGCCGCGCTTCGCGCTTTTGCACCACGGTGAGGCTTAAATCCTCGTCACAGGTGGCGCTGCAAAGCGCGTCAAAGTTAACGATCGGATTGCCGAATAACTCCACCAACATCTTAATGGCGTCTCGTTCACTGAACAGCACCTTAAGACTTTGTTGGTTGATGGTATGCAATCTAGCCTCTTTGGGTTGCCAAAAAGAGGAGCTAATAATCAAATGCGCGATGTCTAAATCACATTCTAACTTAAAGTTGATTGTTTCTTTGATTAAAAAGGTGGCGCTTTTAATCGCTTCTTTGGCCCGTTTGCGGTGATCGTCATCATTAAGGCTTTCCTTGGCCTCGATAATGTGGCTGTCGTAAAAACTGGGGGTATTAGGCTCATATTTTGACGCCTGGCTGACAATTAAATCAATTTCGTTTAACGGTAGCGGGTCAGAGAATGTCGCATTACGCGCGATGATAGCCGCTTCAATGGCCCCTTGTTTCCAACCTTTACCCCGTAAACCGCTCGCCTCTTTGAACAAGACATTATTGCGCTGACCGGCGGGGACATCTTCGAGGGGATCGTCATTATCCTTAATGGCGCCAAAATCCTTCAGGTTTATCGTTTTCGGCGCGCTATCTTCAAGGCACAATTTTTCGAGCCACTCAGGCATTGGCGCAAAATCTTTATCGTCAACGATGTCGTAAGTGCCCCCTTTTTTGGTTTTCCTCGCGTCTCGGTGGCTACCGGGCGCCACCACGTAACCATTATGGCCTCGGATATCCAGACCCTCGCCGAGTTTTCCGGCACTGTTGCGTATATCTTCAGAACTGGTAAAATAGTAATGGGTCCCCCCGGACGGCGTGCTGACCGTAAAGGTTTCAGGTAATATTTCATTGTCTTTGACTAATTGGTCTAAACTTTTATCTCCACTATGATGAACGTCTACATCGAATACAATCAACCCTCCTCCGGTGTGTACCCCAATGTTTCTCGGTGATTTAGACGTCCGCCACCATTTATTAATTTGTTTAATGTCACTGCTCGACACTTCACTAAACGGCAGGTCCGGGGTGGTTTGTCCTTTTGGCAGAGGGAATATCCATAATCCTTTGTTGATTAAATGCGTGGCGTATTCTCTTTTTGTTTTCATTATTTTACTGACCTCTTATTGATTATATTTTTTCGCAAAATCAGATTTTGGAAAGGCTTTTTTAGCTAATCGTATTAATTCGCTGGCGGCTTCACCAGGCGTGTCAAGCATTGCAGATTCCGCTTTAAATCCATTCCAAGTATCACCAATTTGTACCGTATACCCCGCATCGTGAAAAGTAGATAAAGAGACATTAATTTCACTTTTGTATAAATCATTTAATACAGTTGATAAATCGCTCATTATTTTGTATACCTCAGTCCAGAGTTAATATCCGCGGCGAGGGGGAACCCCTCGGCCCATTTTGGGGGTATTTCCATAATTCTTTTGACTATTTTTGACACATTAACGTCGTCTTTAACCACCACTTCATCATGAGTGTGGAGAACAACTTCAAGACACGCTTCTTCAAACTGCACCAACGCGTGACGAAGTAAGTCCGCACAAAACGCTTGAGTGATGTTCTCCGCCAATACCCCGTACCACAATTTATGTCGGGGCCACTCAGGCTCGCCTTGCTTGGGTTTAAAGTTCGCTTTGATAGCGGTCAGCTCGAGCATGGTTTCGTCTTCATTCCACGGACAAGGCACATGTTCAAACTTGGGATTCACATAGGCAATCAGTCGTTTTGAGGGCAGTTGGCACCAAAGCGTGCCGAGCCCATTATGGGTATGTTCGGTATAAAAGTAAGCGACTCGGCCCACTCGGAAAAACTCATCGGGGTTCGTCATCGCGTCCCATGCGGCATTCTTTAATTTGTACCAAAACGGTTTGGCCCAAGGGTTGGCCTCACGCCAAAGATTCTGGATTTTCTTGGCTTCCTTGTCAGACACGCGCACCCCGTAATTTCTCGCCATGGCTTGGAACGCCCCGACGCCACCGCCAAAACCCATCGCCAGCTCGGCGACTTTACCGGTTTGTCTCTCTTCTAGGCCCATTCGCTCCGCCATTCGCTCGTAAACGTCGGGCTCCTCAGGGTGGGCATCTTGGCGGCGAAACATATCGAGCTTTCGATCCGCGGCGTCGGTATCGGCCAACCAGGGAAGGGCTCGCCCTTCTACATTCGACCAATCAGACCAATAAAGCCGCTTGCCTTTTTCACTTTTAATCGTGGGGCGCATCATTTTTGACAGTGTGTGAATGACTTCGGTGTCGGTTTGGCTATCAAGATTTTTGAGTGACTCGTCAAAATCTTTGACGCAATCTCTGACCATGTTATGCGGTTGAATGCCATGGGCAGAGAATCGGCCGGTACCCGCGGCGCCGGCGAACATATACGCGCCGCAAATTCGGCTATCAATTTCACGCTCGACCATGCGTTTGTATTTGGCGACGCTGGATTTATTGGCCAGGTCCGTGAGTTTGATGACCTCGAGCGCGTCGCTGGTTAAGAGATCGGGCTCGGTATCAATGGAGAGTAAAAGATTGTTTCTCACCGCTTTATCGAGGGAAATTTTGCGTTGACCTTTTTTGTAAAAGGTCATCATTTTCACCGCTTCCGGTGAAATGCGCGTTTCTCCGGTTGGCACGTAAAAAGTGCCTTTCTCATCTTCCTCTTCGGTATATCCGGCAAGCAACCATTTTTTCACCCGTTGGTATTGGGTCGTTTTTTCCACTTCATTTTTAGTGATAATTTGAAGTTCTTCCTCGAGCAACGCTTTCTCCACATCGCCGTAAGTAATGGCTTTTTTGGCAAAAGGCAAATCAAAACCAATGCCGCGGTCGTTAATTTTTTCGCTGGCATGAAATTCGATGAGCTCATGAGGGAGAAACGGCCGCATCGTTTCCACAATGCCGGATTCGACCCTCACGTCTTGCTCGCAATAATCGCACATTTCATTCAGTAGGGTTTCATCCTCACAAAACGTCGGCGCATAACGCGTGCCACCGTTGGGAATAGACAATAATTTGATTAATTGCGATCCGCGATGGTCTTTTTTCTGACTGAGTTTTAAGGCAATCGCGGCATTCTCGAGCTTGCCTGGTAGGCCATTGGTTCGGCCTAATGCGCTGGTACAGATCCAATCGGTGATAAAGGAATCGGGCCAATTATAATCATTGGTGCAGACATACTGCCAAATCAGGCGGTCAAACTGGCTGTTCCAGGCTTGATACATCGCATCCGGGTTATATTCCCAAGGGGCTTGGTCACCCACGCCGACGATTTTTTCCACCCATGGCGGGATCCACGTTCGTATTTCACCGGTTTTTATTTTATAGCTGCAACAAATCACTTGAGTCGTGGGGCAAGTGGCGTATCGATACGCGCCTTCTCTGATGAGATTACAGGCGCTCCGGGTTTCAAAATCGAGGCTGATAATTTCGCGAGTCATGAGTTTTTAGTCCTATAGTTTACAGTTATCGGCATCTTTTCTAGCATTTCTTAGGTAGTCCCAAGGGCCATTTTTAGAAGGTTTATAATTTATATTTTGAACGTAATACAAATAAATCCCGCTTTTCATTAGTACTTTAGTAATGATACTTCCGTTAGGTCTGACTTCTCTCCCGTTTTTCATTTTCCTATTCTCCGTCGATAAAAAAGCCGCCATTACCAAAAATGATAAAGGCGGCTTTTAGGTTCTACTAGTTAAACCGCGTCAATCACTTACGAGATCGACGACGGCGAGAAGCGGGCTTGTGGTCTTCTTCCACCGCGTCGTCTTTTTCCGGCGTTTCCGCTTTTGCAAGTTTCTTCGGATTAGACTTCGTTTTCTTACCATCCGAGGAAGCCCGAGTGGCGGAGAACTCATAATCGTCAAAATCTTCCAACTTAAAAATAGGCACATATTTCTTACCGTATTTTTTGTGTCGGTAGCTTGACTCTTCGAGCGAGATAATGGCGACGGGTTGATCGGGATTGGATGCGGCTTGTTTGGCAATTTTAATGGCCAAGTCATTGATCACATCCGTGCCGCCTCGAGTCGAAGTTTTGAAATTGACTTCCAACCCTTCGTCATCACCCGTTACACAGTACAAATCAATGGAGACTTGCGGCGCGATCCGATGGTCCTCGTCATCCGGGTCGAACTGCAAATTTAAGTCCTCCGCGCTGTACTTGGTTCCGGCGGGCACCATTAATTCGGCCCCCGCTTTGCTATCGCACCATTCAATCAACCCAAACATAAAGCTGTTCGGATTAACCGCCCAAAGGGATCCTTCTTCCACTTCCGCATGGTCGGCGCCAAACGTCCACTCACCATCTCGAAACGAGAGAAACGGCTTATTGGATGTTTTGGGTAGTGCCGCGGTGGACTTCATTAAGGCTTGAGGGTTGAAATTAGCCGGCATGTTATCCGCGCCGCCGAAGGCGCTTTGTATTTCTTTAGATTGTGACATATTCATATTTTCCTATTAAGTTTAATGTTTAATGTTTAAAGTGACGTGTTTTTACCCAATGACGCCGCCAACAAACTGCTTGCTGACTCATCGTCATCAGTATTGCTATCAACTGCCGGACGAGGATCACTCACTTCGACAATTGAGAACGCTTTAGCGCTTTTCCGGATCAGGGCTTCTTTAATTTTCCCTTTACCGACCAGCTTTTCAATTTTGGCCACCGACAATAACATGCGGGGGGATTTAAAGTCATCCACGGTATAACCTTGACCGCGGCACCACCGCTCAGCTTTGGTTTCATCCATCCACTGTTTTTGCATTTGTTGAACAACTTTTTTCAAACCATCAATCGGCCGGCCTTGCTCAAATTCGTTTTTGACGTATTTTTTAACCGCGTCAATCCAAGAGGCCATTTCACAGGCTTCTAAAAAAATCGCCTTCAGCTCGTCATGGTCCAACTCATCACACACCGCTTTGGTGGTGGACGGCTTCGTCGGTTTTTTATCTTTGCCTGATTTCAAGGTTTCACGTGAAACGTGTCCTTTCACCAGCGGGGCAATGGCTTCTTGGCCACGATTACGCCAACCGGTACAGATCGGCTTGGCGGGGCACCATTGGCACCATGACCCGCAGGTGGTGGTCACAATACCATTATCTTTTAGTTGTTTGGCCTCGAGCAATTCTTGCTCAAAATCCAGTAATTCCTGGCGAGTGAATATGGTATGACTGACCATATCCTTAGCGCCTTCAATCGGTTGAACGATATAAGCGTGAAATTCTTGGAAATAATCGTCGACATCGGGATCCCGAGTCTTTTTAGCAAACCACTCTTGTTTGATGGCCGCAGCCAGGTAAAATTTGAGTTGCATGTTATCTTTAGCGTTGACGAGTACCCCGTCACCAAACTTCCAATCCACAATGCCGGCTTTGTCGCCGTCATGAAAAAGCACGTCCGCGGTGCCGAAAGCGCCTGCAAGCTCGCCATCAAATTCAACATTTTCTTCTAGCCAGAAATCAGCCGGGGCAAGCACTTCATCAAACCACTTTAAAACCGGCAGTATTTTGGTGACGATGTGTTGTTCAGTCACTTCAATTTTGCGTTTTTGATTGGTTTCAGGATCAATATCATCAATTTCAATGTCGTCGCCGATGAAGCCGTGCGGGTCAAAATCAATCGCGTCGAGCAAGGTTTCTTCAATCACTTCATGCAGCATGGTGCCGGTCCAAGCGGCCTCGCTGGCTTCCTGTTTAGGCATTTTTTTGATTAAATGATTGCTACCAATGCAGTGAATATATCGGTTTGCGCTGCTTCCGCCGCAGACGGTTGAATGTTTAGTCATTTTTTAAGGTTCTCCGTTAAATTTAAATTTCTTAGTTACTTTGTAATCGATTTCTCCGGCAATCGTCCCACTCCCGAAACATCTCATACAGGTTCTTTCGACTGTTTTAAATTGATTTTTCGGTAGTTTTTTACCATCAATATAACGGACGCCGCAAGCACATTCCCTATCTGCGCCAATTATTGTTTTTATATCATAGCCTTTAGCTTCGATATACCTTGTTAATAGTTTCATCACATCAGACATTTTATTAAGTTTCTCTTGCATTTTTTAAAATGTGCAAGTATTATGACCGTAGATTTTAAAAAACGCAAGCGGAAATTAACTCTTATGATAAAAAACTTACCGAAATTTTTAATTGATTTCTACGCCAAAGGCAACGACGGTCGGGTGGTGTCCCATAAAGAAGTCTCTAACCTGACGATTGACCAATTGGATAAACTCATTGATATGGAGCTATGCGGCCAAAACCGTAAAAGCGTGTTGATGCAATTGCACCGGCGATACACCCGACTGCGCGCGGATAAGGAACGTCGGGATTTAAACCACCGTAAAGAAGCGTGGCGTCATCAGTGGAGCGGGGCATAGAATGCATATTCGTAATGGAATAGTTCATATCTATCTGGACGACAGAATTAGTAACGTTGATTTTTTATTTTGTAGTTTAACCTTTCATTTTGAAATTAAGGGTGAAGACTTTGAAATGAATGTATATGAGCGAAATAAACCTGAATTCGACGTCTATAGAAAGGATATGTCTGATTCATTCAAACAAGTATTTGGGCAAAAGGTCACTATGGAAAGTTGCTCATTTACAGAAAAATTAGGATCATAACGAATGCCTAGTTTAGAAGTCAGCCTTGAAAAATGGCTCATCAAAGAAGTCAAGCGCCGCGGCGGTTATTGTTTTAAATTGGGCTTTATCAAAGGCATCCCGGACCGATTGATTGTATTGCCTGGGGCACGAGTGGGGTTTGTGGAGTTGAAAACAAAGTTCGGCAGAGCCACGCCGCTTCAATGGGTGTGGCTTGGGAAACTAAAGGCGCTCGGTTTCAAAGCGGACTGCATTAATAGTAAATTAGAATTGATTCAATTTTTAAATGGATTATAAAGGCTAAAATTATGAAAGAACTTAAATTCAGAGCTTGGGATAAATTTAATGAAGATTTAATTCACTCCAACAACTTTGATTATTTATTTTTATTTTTTATTGAAGTTCAAAAACGCATTGATGGCGGCAACGATATTCAATTTTTGCGGTGTATCGGGAGAAAGGATAAAAACGGTAAATATTTGTTCGAGGATGATATTGTTGTTAAAAAAGGAATGAATAATTATTCAGATGAGTATCAAGAGTGGATGAGTAACGAAAATTTTTCGCACGGTGCCGACGATGCACTGCACGCAAAAATTCCACTTATAGACGAAGTTACTGATGTAGTAACGATGGAACGGTTTCCTGTTTATTGGCTTAAAAATGAATCATTTGGTTACGAAGGTGAGGATTTAGAAGACCCGGAAAAGTTTGAAGTAATCGGAAATATACATCAAAACCCTGAGCTAATTAAATAGGGGACGATAGAAAAGCCTGTTTAGATATCGGCTCGATGTTTGTTAGACTCAAATAGTGGTTGGCCCCCACAGAGAAAAAAGGGCTGTTGTTAAGTCACAGCATCAGAAAAGTTTAGAGCCGATAATTAAGCAGGTTTAAAGTGTTTATATCGGGAAATATTGTGATTAGTCGCCTTACCGAAGTTGGAAAGACGATCAGCTATATTCGGATAGCAAGCAATATTTGCCGATATAAACATTTATTTAAAAACAGGGTGTAGCTCAGTCTGGACAGAGTTCTCGGTTTGGAACCGAGAGGTCGTAGGTTCGAATCCTACCATCCTGACCATATTATTTAACAACAGGAAAATATTGGAGAAAATAAAATGCCTGAAAAAAAATATACGCCAAACAAACGGAACCAAAGAGTTCAAAAGCCTTCGATCCGTAAACATCGACCCACTAAGTTGAATCTTCATGCTGATATGGTTGAAGCTAATTTGACTATAACGTTAGTTGAGATTGTTGGAGGTAAAACAAAGCGCTATAGAGCTTGCGCTAATAACAACCCATCAACATTTTCATTCATGCGAAAGGCAATCGTTGCCGATTTGGCAAAATATCCTCGTTTATATCCTAGCAAAGGTAAAACCAATATGGCTATTTTCCGATGCAAGCAAAATAATCGTTTGTATTTATCAACATACAAAGTCAGCGAGCAATTGAAGAAGGCTGCGTAAAAAAAGGTGTGAAGATGAACAATAACTGGATATTAACTCACTCAGGCGTTGAATTCGACTTAGAAAACCCCACCCCTGAGATGGTAAACCTTGACGACATCGCCCACGCGCTCAGTCGGATCCAACGATTTAACGGTCACACCGATGTCAATTGCAGTGTCGCTCTGCACAGCGTGATTGTCTCTTGCGCCGTCGGGGGCGACCTGGCTAAACAAGCGCTTCTCCACGATGCACACGAGGCCTATATGGGCGACATCATGTCACCGGTTAAATGGATTATCGACGGCCCTATTAAAGTTTTAGAACAAGGCCTTGATCGCGCCATTTCGGCACGATTAAAGGTTGATTTACACCCTAACAAACTTCTAAAACGGTACGATTTGGCCCATCTACGTTATGAAAGGGAGCAGTTCTTGGCAAAATCTAAGCCGTGGCCGATATTGGAAGGCATCGAACCGATCCATGTTCATAGTCATTTAGCAAGATATTATGGAAAGCCAGGCCCCCACGCTCACAAAGACCTGTTTTTAAATCGTTGTAAAGAGTTGGGGGTGGGAAAATGATAGCGGTCATTAATAATTCTCAAAGACAATTTGATGATTGGGTCAAACATTGGGTCCACCCAGGCGATAGAACACTGTTTATATCGGTCAATCGGAGAGAGCATTTAGAAGGGTTACGTTTTTCAGAAGTGGTACGGATAGGATCTTATTCTGGGTCATCAGACGATGGTGAATTATATCAACGTGCACTAATAAGGAAACAACAAAAATGAACACTAAAAAAGATGAACCGCGAGAATTTAAAGGATTTAAAACCGTTTTTAATCCTGGGACGCTTAAATATCAACCAATAACTAGAATTAATGAAGACACAAAAAAGCAACCGGTTTTTATCCCTATCGGCCAAGATTATTCTAATGGTGGTATTTTTACTAATTTTAAACATTGGTTAATTAAGTTTATCGCCGGTGATGCGACGGTGCTTTTAAATGTCGATCTAACCTTTGAGGTTCGGAAATATAAACGCGTACCGATTGTTATGCCCGTGATGGATGACGGTTTATTTCATACTTTTAATGTCAATCTGCCGGACGACAAACAACTAAGAATTGGAAAATGGAAAGGGTAAATTATGAACACTGAACAACTAGCCGAGCATATCACCAATGAAATTTTCAATTGTGGTGACGAACCAGGCAGAAAATGCACCCGGATCCAATTCATGACAAAAACGTCGTTCGGCGAAGTGGGGATGGGTGGCTTTTGCAAAACCGCGTTGAAACGGTTCATACGAACAACGATACAAAATTTTGAATGCGGAAAATAACTAAAATTAATTTAATTATACTCGCTTGACTATATAATCGATTGAGTATATAATAGCTCTACTGACACAAATTAAAAGGAAAAAATATGAAATGTTGGGACTGTAAAAAAACTGTGTGGCATTGGCAGTCAAGAGGTATCGACAATAAAAGTCATAGAGTATGTCACAGACAGCGTGTTAAAGATCTCATTCAGAAAGCTAGTGATAATGATGACCATAGCTTAATGTTCGCTTTAATTAGAGAACAACGTGAAATTGAAAGCTTTTATTAATCGAAATTTATTAAAAACTTAACCAAAGGGGATAGATAGATGAAACGCAGAATACCAAAAGGGTGGAGAAGTTTTTTTGCTGGCGCTTCTTATATTACGGTTGTCGTTGTCCTATACATTCCGTTACTAATAGGGCTTTTTCTTCAATACAATTTCTATTTCTTTTTTAACTTGAATAAACGGGCTTTAGGTGAATATACACTTCACGGACTCAATGAGTCTATTAAAGATAATTATTTTGGCATGTTCCGACCAAGGAATAAACAATAATGGCCAAATCAACACCTGAAAGCGTAACGATAACGATGTTTATACTTTATATGTCGCAAAAAAGCATTTTCCCTTGTCATTTATTTATTGGTGATGACCCACAACCTTTAAGCGCAGAAGAATCGGTAAAGTTAAAAAATGATTTTATAAAAGAGTTTGGGGAGAAGTGATGAAACTATCAGAATTTGAAAAACGTTATAAATCTAGGGCTTGGTGCGCTAAGGCTTTCGGTGTGACGGCTCAACAAATCACCACTTGGATATATAAAGATCGGAAGGTACTTGAATTAGCCGACGGACGCTGGATTATTTTGAATAAATTCAGTGTGATTTCTAAATTTTAACTAAAAGAAAAGAGGTTAATTATGACCACGGTTGCATATCACCACAAAGATAAACAGATTGCGATTGATTCCAGGACGACGGGGGGATCAGAAATACTCACCGATAACGTGGATAAAACGCTTAAAAACGAGATAGGGCTTTGGTTTTTTTCTGGTTCTGCTTGTGATGAAGCAGACTTGGCAAAATTAAAACATAATGACCACGTAAAACCGGTGCCTGATTGCTCTGCGTTATTAATTAAAGATGGTGAAGTATATCTTGTGCATGTTGAAGATAGTGGGTATTGCTGCTATACAAAACTCACTTACAATTATACGCTTGGCTCAGGTGGCCGTTTCGCCACCGGCGCGATGGATCACGGCAAGTTAGCAAAAGAAGCGGTGCAATATGCCATGACGCGAGACGTTTATACGGGCGGTAAAGTGAGAGTTTTTAAAGTTAGATAAATTTAATTTGGAGAGTGAAAACAATGAACACAAAAGACTATTTAAACAAAGTGGCTTACGTTAAAGAGCTTGATCAATCGAATGGCAGTGGAGATCCAGACTTTATAAATGATTGCTATTTTAGTAAATTCGATGATAGTTATATAACTCACGTAGGCATGGAGGATACGGTCGAATTCTTAGCAGATCGCGAAATAACGGATGAATTAACTCATGGTGTAGGATTCAGCCCAAAGGAAAACAAGTGGTTTGGTTGGAGTCACAGAGCTATTTATGGGTTTGAGGTTGGATCGACTTGTGAAAAAGGAAGTTGTCATTATAACGCTAGTAACAAGGATGATTTTATCGAGAGTGTTATGGCTTTTTGGGGGGATGAACAATACCATGAAAGAGAATGGTATGAAGAAGGCACTCACCGATATAAGTTTTGTGAATATGTAGAATCACCAAGTGATGGCATGGCGTTGGTTGAAAAGCCTAACAGCACAACATACGGCGATGAAATGAAAGGTGTGTGGATTTACAGTCTTTACAACGATAAAGTCCCAAACGAGGCTTTAAGAGGAACAGAATCAAAGCAATTTACAGAATTTCCAGAAAAATGGGGCCGAGGAGAATGGACAGCCAAAACAATGGAAGATGCCAAACAAATGGCCGTTGATTTTAATGAAGGCGTTTCTTAACCCCTATAGGTAAATAACATGCATTGGATTTTAATATTAACCATCATTAGTAGCGCCGGCGTTCATATCGAATCGGTCGGGCCTTTTTTCAAAGAAGGTCATTGCAATAAAGCGGCGAATGCCTGGCTGCTCGCCGTCGATAAAAAAGAAATGGGGAATGCGACTTTTAAAGCGTCGGCCCTTTGTGTGAAAAAGTAATGACTTATCTACGCACGCGATCAGATAACCGCCTCAACACCCAATGCAAGGGGGCCTTGCGGTAAAACGCACAATCGAAAAACGTACCTTGATAAAGACGGCTATTGTTATGCGTGCGCTAACTTAAGGAAAAATTAACATGAACTTTGATGAAATGAACGATGCGGTAAACGACGCTAGAAGAACGATCAGGTTTGCGGATATTAACACGCGGAACATGGTAAAAATGATTAAAGGTCGTTTGAGAACCCTTGATGATACTTGGCAGTCACATAACCTTTTAATAGCTCTTAAAAAAGAATTAAACCAATACAACGCTACCACTCGCACTTGGAAAAACTAAAAATGTCTCTCTATAGCACATTAGGCGTCGCAGTGACCGCCACCCGGAAAGAAATAAAAACCGCTTACCTTAAATTAGCGGCTAAACTTCACCCGGATAAAGACAATGGCGATGAAGAACAATTTAAAACAATCAAACACGCCTACGAGGTGTTAAGTAACGCAGATAAACGCGCGCATTATGACCAAACCGGCGAAGAAAATACCCGAAAAAATGACCCCAATAATGCAATTATGGCCATTTTTAAACGAATACTGGATAGTGGGGATTTTGACGGCAATATCATCAATCGCGTTATCCAACACCTCGAAGCGGATATTGCAAAAATTAAACGCGACTTAATTCAAATTGACCTTACGATCAAGAAACTAAAAAAGCAAAAAGGTCGCGTCACCGCCAAAGGCGAAAACTTTTTTGAGTTGTTGCTTGACGGAAAGTTGGCGGACTTAGATAAGTCAAAAGAAAATATGAACACGGCCATCGACCAAGGGACGCAATTAATCACTATGGTTAGCGAATATTCGGATGAAAAACCGCAAGAACGTGCACCCTTGTTTTCCTTTGATCAAGGTCTGGGTAATCAAACGGGATTTTTTCCAAGATGAAACCGTCAATGCTCCCTTTCCACCACTACCAAGACCAGGCGATTGATTTTGCCCTCGACCGCCCCGGCTGTAATCTCTTCGCCCGGCCCGGTAAAGGCAAAACGCGCATTGCGCTAGAAACCATTGAGGCCACCGGCAAGCGCACCTTAATCGTCGCGCCGCTTTTCCCTGCTTTAACTGTTTGGCGGCAAGAGGCGGATAAATGGGGCTACAACTTTAATATGCGCGTACTGCACGGCAAAGAGAAAAAGCAAGGGTTTGAGGACGTTTCGGTCATTAATTACGACGGGCTCGCCTGGCTTTTAAAACAACCAAAATTATTAAAAACTTACGACTACATCATTTATGATGAAGTATCCAAAATGAAAAACCCCGGTACGAATCGTTTCCGTCGATGGCGCAAGCATATGCCAACCTTTGATTATCGACTAGGCCTCACCGGCACGCCGATGGGCAATCGATTAATTGACCTTTGGGGGGAGATGTTTGTGGTGGATTTGGGCGATTCTCTCGGCAAAACCAAATACAGTTTCGAAGCGGAATTTTTTATCCCTCACCCGTACCATCATTTTGTGAAAACGCCTCGAGACGACGCTCAAGAGCGCATCTTTGAATTGATTAAACCCAACGCCATGGCGCTTGATTATATGGTGGATGAAATGCCGGGATTGCATCACAACGCCATTAATCTGGAACTGCCGGAAGCCGCGCGCAAGGCTTACGAGGAAATGAAAAAATCCATGATGGTGGGCGATACCGAAATCATGGCGGTTAATGCGGGGGTTAAGTCCGCCAAGCTGCGGCAGATCGCAGCGGGCAGTGTGTACGACAGCGAAGGCGATGTCATCAATCTGCACAAAGCCAAGCAAACGGCGCTACGGGATCTAGTCGACGAATTGCAAGGCGATCCCTTATTATTATTTTTTGAATTTAGACACGATTTAACGGCGATAAAAAAAGTCGTTGGCGACAACGTGCCGGTGCTGAATGGCGATACCAAGCCTTCGAGCATGGCCGACATTGTGGCCCAATGGAATCGCGGCGAAATCACTGTGCTGGCCTGTCACCCCAAGACCGCAGGCATGGGCGGCAATATGCAAGAAAGTGGCCGCAACGTGTGTTTTTATACGCTCCCTTGGAGCTTGGAAGATGTGGAGCAAGGCACGGATCGCGTGTGGCGTCAAGGCCAAAAACGCGATGTGATTGTGCATTATTTAATTTGTGTGGACACCAAAGATGAAGATGTTTTTGAGGCCATCCAAAATAAGCAAGAAGATCAAGACGCGCTCTTTGCGCATTTAACTTAAACTGACGGAGAAAAAAATCATGAAAACTACGGATAAAAAGAAAGGACCATTAAAAGTACTGACCCCAAAAATGATCAGGGACGAAAAAATAAAGTCCGCACTGGTGGTTAAATTGAATGGGTCACTTGAAAAAGCGACCGGTCACATTTCCCAGTTAGAAAAAAATGCGGATGTGTATATCCAAGAAATTGCCAAACTGGTTGATACCGCGGTGGATAAAAACATCAAACTGATTAACGCGGAAAAAGTGGTTAAGCTGCGAAAAACGGTGATCGAAGGTCTTGAAAATGACTTGGAAAGATTACGGCATGAAAATCAGCGTGAATTACAGGCCCGTCAAGAAAACCACCAGAATGAAATCGCCGCTATTTCATCACAACGCGATCAGTTAGTGGGGTATATTCAAGGGGCTGTGGTTATAAATTGTCCGGTTGAATTTGACGCCACCGGTAACCAAAAGATAACAGCGCTCGATCTGTTTTTAGATAAATGCACCGCGGAAATTCATATGTTTAAAAACCAAGCCGGTTACCGGTAAATCAACATGAAAACATTTAACTTTGACAGAAAAATAACTTCGTACCCGCACACCTTAGAAGACGGGTCTGAAGTTTACACCATTATTGGCACTCAACGGTTCGAGAATTGGTTTTTCCGGCTTTTCGGTCAATCGGAAACGACTATTTTTGTCCCGAAAGACAGCCCGGTATTAACTGACATTATGCACAGTTATTTAACCCGCGGGCGGTTTTTAATGACGGTTGACGAAAGCCAGCATCATTTTTTCGTTCGCATTATCAATGATTCGTTCATCGGTATTTGCAGTTGTGGCCACCAAAGTTCCCGGTATCAATCGAAATATCAAAAGGCCAATAATGTTTTAATGTCGTGTTGGTGTGATATGCTGGTGCATGTGGGTGAGAATATTGAGGCGCTTGACGAGCCTGTCAGTTTTAAAGATATTAACGTTTAGTCGGCAGGTACCGGTTTGGCCCCGCCGGTTTAGCAAAAAGGGGTCTATTAAGAATACAACGTGTGTTTTTCAATGCACTTTTTTATTTCATTTAAGAATTCATCCCGTTTTTCACCTTTAATGTTAAAAGTCGGTATGGTGACTTCATAGTCTAAGACTTTGGTACCTACAAGTACACCTTCGCATTTAATGACGGCTATTTCAAGACCATGCACATTGGCGACTTTAGCTTCGACGATTACTTTTTCTGGTTCACTCATTTTAATTTCCTCATTTATTGAAAGGCGCTTTGTGGCTCGGCTTCTCGAAAAGTATTATTTCCATCTGATCGAAACGCTACCGTGGATCGTTTAGCGGCGGTATTGCCGGTGTCACTCCAAGCGGTATTAAATTTATAATTTGAATTCCATGTCGTGGTGAAACCGCCGGTTCCATCTTGGATGATTGTAAAAGACAATAATTGTCCTAATTCAGCATTAGACGGATTGGCTATCGATACGTTTTCGGTTAATGTCACGGCTTTAACCAATCCTGTCCTTGTATTAGGATTAAAATTTGACCCTGGAGAAACCGTTTCAGTTTGAAAAAGGAAAACCGGATTATCTCCCGTACCAAGACTAATAATAGGTGAGGCAAAAATATCTTGTACGGCTCCGACCGTTGTTATTGCCGTAGTAAAGTTTTTTAATACCGGTGATGATTCATACACCGTTCTAAAACCGGCATTCGAAATAGCTAATACCGCCCCATCAATATAAGATGATTCAATCGTTAAGTCGTGTAATGTGGGGCGTAGGGCTCTCGTCCATTTATTGGCTCCCGTCCCATCATCAACAATATATACTTTCCCTTTATTGGTCGTATCTGCGCCATTATCAGCAAAGACAACCGCATCATTCACGGATGCGCCTGAACCCGATACATAAAAATCATAGGTACATTTTTCTGGCCCATTATATAATATACCGTCTAAGGTCACATCAAAGGCTTTAACCACATGGTCGCCACCCTTATTGAACATAATTCTTGCCGCGATAACAGAGGCGTCTTTAACTTCTATATTACAGTTGGTTCTTACATGCCTGAGTGAACTACTGCCGGGGCTATTGTTTAAAGGTCGTTTACATCCTTCGACTGTTCCTGTTATTGAGCAATCTTCCAACATGTTTTGGCCATCTGTACTAGAAGACTGATCGAAACCATCATGAGTTAGACCATCACCAAACACTCTAAAATCGTGGAAATGAACATTTTTTAAGTTCTCGAAATTCGGCCCGGTTCCGTGAGCGCCATTCGCTTGTTGAGAAAACGCTCTCGTTCCGTCTCCGGTATGGGCTACCGCACCGTACCAATCCACGCCGTTTGCATGAACAGCTGCTAATCCATTAAAATCAACGTTTGTACCGAAAGGATTGGTACTTCCAAGGGGGTTAAAATCACCGCCAAAACCGAGAACACCGGTTACTTGATGTGTGGTAGGCGACTCATCTAAAATCGCATGATTTGCACCGTAAGCCGTAAACGCACCATAATGATAAACACAATTATCGGCTCGATAATCGAGTCTTTGAGAAGAAAAGAATTTACCAATACCGATAATCGAACCACTACCCGCCGCTTTCACAAAGTCAATTACGCCTTGTTCCTGGGTGACGTTATCGGTGCCATATTGCGCTTTTACACTCACTACAGTGGTACTGGCCGCATCCGTTATTTCAAGGGATGTGGGTGAATTAATCGATGCAATCGTCGTAAATAACGAAGCGGTGCCGGCGGCGGCATCAAAAATACCGATGCCCTGACCAATAATAGCCGAGGTAAAATTACTAGACGGTGAATCTAATGTTGTTGCGCTGACACCAATATTGATGCTGGCATCGAGAATTTGAACCGCATCGGATACCGCGCCAAATTGCCTGTAATCAATCGATTGTTCTATTCTTAACACAAAGCTGATTAAAGGATCAGCCACCCCAATAACAATGTTTCTAGTGTTGGGCGTTACCCCTGAGGTTAGAACCGCATCCCATAACCCGCCGCCGCCATTACCCGTAGAATATTCTGCGACATTAAAAGCCTCATCCACCTGAGTGGCCGCACGGTTTACCATGTCGTCAACGGTGTTTACACTAATGGTGGCCTCTAATGCCACACTTAAGGTAGACGTCTGTTGAATAATGCTTTGCACTTCGTCGCCGACCGTGGCGCCCGAAATTAAAGTGAAAGACGTCGTGCTAGTTTCAAGGTAGTCAATACCGATTATCTGCCGGAGCCCTTCGATAAACACGCTGAGACTATTGTTTCCAATCACATAAACGACCGGGGTACTAAACAAGGTTTGGCCACCCGTCGCAATGTCCGTGTTTTCAGTGATCGTGCCGCCACCATCCGTAGATAAGTTTTGAACAAAGGTGAGGCCGGCAGCTGTGGCGATATTTTGAAACGCCACCGACGTGCCGCCCAAGGCGTTTAAGTCAATCACGCCCGCACCAACCAGGCTAAATTCATTACCTGAGGCATCTGACATTTTAATGTCGTTGAGATCAATCACATCTTGACTTACGGCGATCACCGAACCGGTAGCCGCCCAAATCGCGCCGCCCCTGTCGCCCTGGGTTGTGTACCCATTCGTTTGAATGTTTTCCCCGGCCGCATAGCCTGAGGGTCGTTCATGACTGTTAATGAAGGCTAATGTCGTGTCAAATTTTCTCATAATTAATTACTCAAGCAAGTCCAAAAATCATAATGACGTTAATCGTATCAGTCGTTTCTGCGTTACCGTCACCTGTATCCGTAACGGTGACTTCAAAAGTAGCAGAAAATTCATCTCCAAAAAAACCGTTTGCCGAAAAAGCGGTTTTATCGCCCGTCGGGTTACCGGCCGTTATCTGGGTGTCGCCGCTTATTCTCACCCATGAAAAGGTGAACGGGCCGACACCCCCCGAAACATTGGCGGTCGCTTGTACGGTTGTCGCGTTACCATTCGGTAAATTTATAGCTACTATGGGACTTGGCGCTATAAATACGTTATAAACAGGCACAATATTAAGTACGGCTGAAAACAACTTTGCGGCGCCGATACTCATGAAAAATCAAGTCCTAAAACGAAACCGTGAAAATCAGCCGTACCCGCCAAATTTGAAAAACCAAACACATCAACCGCGTCAGGGGTTGCGGTGAGTGTCGGCACGATGCCCCCCGCCCATACGATATTCGTATTCCATGCAATACTTCTCCCGCCTACGACATCTTGTACTACCCGAAGGGTGAAACTTGTCGCAAAATTTGAACTCGGGTTTTTATTTAAAAACGTGGTATCCGATATATTTTCAGTTAACGTAATGTCATGAATAGGTCCCGCCGATAAATCAACATTAAGCACGCTTGCATTAATGATGGGCGTGGCGATCCTTTCTGCATAGCTAATAAATCGATAGTAGATATCCATTATCGCAAGTTGCAGCGTGCCATTTAAATCAATAAAATTAACGCCATCATTCGCCGGCCCGGTCAATTGAACAAGGTATCTATCCCCGCCAAGGCCATCATTCACCGTGATAATACCTTTTAAAGTCACTACATCGCCCGCGACAATTTCAGTGGATACCGCGGCGGCCTGGACATCCGTTAAAATATTATAAACAAATAGATTCCCTGCCCCGGCTATCGGGACGAGTTGCCCCGTGGGGTCATTTTGCCGGGCAACAACCACATCTCCGGCGTTATAAGACTGAGTTAATTCAATCGTGGTGGAGTCAGTGACCGTATAATCACCGCCGCTTCCGGTATCTTTTTGCAAAAAACCTTGGTCACCCACAGAGGAGGCCAAATAAAAGACGGATTCATTAGCCCCTAAACCGGTAGTGAGTATCACCGTGGTTTGTCCGGCGATCAGCGTGTTAGCTTCAATCGCCACCACGCCGCTAAACCCCTCACTGCCTTCCTCAATGTTTTCAACTCGAGGCACTTGATAAACCTCGCCATCAAATCGATCCAATACAGTAAAAGAATAATCACCACTGACATCCAGCACCACGGGGCTTCCCTGAAATTCAGGCACGCCACCCGAACCGGTGGCAACGGGTTGCGGTAAATTAACCACGTCCCCATTTTCTTGAACACCTCGAACGAGTTTTTGATTAGCGGGTATAGTGGGATCGGTATCAGGCAAACCGAAAAACAGTTTGCCGTTAAAAATCGCCCGACTCTTCGTCGGATCAGCAATATACTGAAAAGGATTGGCTATCTGTGTCATTCTATCGCCTCTAGTATTGGTTTATGGCTTATGACTTAAATACAATATATCACGTAACAACTGATACATTGCATTTTTTAGGTAAAATAAGCTATATTGGTGGTATGGACATTTTCATCATTTATATCATTCTTGGGGCGCTTGTTGCCCAATTTCTTGACCGCGTGTGGCTTGCGCACCAACGCTCAAAAGTTGACGCGCATCTGCAAGCGCTTGTTCAAACTGGGTTGACCCCTTCCGAGTGCCGGCAAGTTTTAGTAACGCGTTACGAACGGCGGGCGACTCGTACAACCTGGCTAATGATCCTATCGATACCGCTGCTACTGCTGTTGTAACAGGTTCAGCAATAGCCGCACCACCAGTAAGCAGGGGAATTAATTGCTGACCGGTAGGCGTTGAAACAGACGCCTCTTGCGCGCGTTTTGTCACTTCTAACACTCGGCGCAGCCCTTCCAATTGTTTTTTATCCCGACCTTTAAAAAATACACTCATTTGATTGGGGTATTTCTTTAATTCATTGACAAATGCGTTGGGTGTAATACCGCCCGCTCGTCTGGATAAATCTTCGGCTATTTTACTGATAATAGCGGCTCGAGCGTTTCCGCGCCCTTCATTCGTCAAACTGTTATAAAGCAATTTTGTTTCGGACAAATTTTTACTGTATAACATCGGTTTAACCGATTCAGGCGTCACATCCCCTTTATCAAGGATGTTTTTTAACTTGGTTTTAGTGAGTTTCGTCGCTTCTTCCGCATAAATCCTGTTCGCTTTGTTTAGTTTTACCACTTCAATGGCTGGTAAGTTTTGCTCGGCAAATTCCGCCATATCTTTCGTCATGGCCGTATAGACTTTGTTCAGATCGGATTTAGCTTTTGAGGTTAATTGACTGCGCGATGTGGGATCTAAACTGTTTAAAATTTCACGAAACGCGGTTCGATTCTCTTTTAACGAAGTATAGGTTTGCGGGGCTTCATCAATCGCCCGGATCAACTCATCAAGGTCAGCCGTTGCTTTACCGGATTGAATAACTCCCGGCTTATTTAATTCATCCAACGCGTTAATGATGGCGGTTTCCGTATTATCAATTGACACTGTACCGACGGCATCAAGTTTTTCAGCCGTGGCGCCAATCACATTTCCCGCCGCTTTTTTTACTTTACTTTTTTGGTCTTTGAGGCTTTGCACAATGCCTTCATAACTGGGCGCGTTATATTGTTCAACAATCTTCTCAACCGCGGACTGCCTTAATTGTTGTTGTTGTTCTCTCGCCGCGCCGGTACCCACCACAGGTATTTTTTCAGTGATTTGTTGCGCCGTTTTGCCGGCAAACGTTTCCGGCGGTAAAACATCCGTTGTTTTGATCGGGATGCCGGCTTCTTCAGCTTCGCGCAATAATTGCGTTTGCTCCGGAAGGCCCTTTCCTTTCAGATTTCGGTAAATAAACCCCATGGCATCCTCAGCCGATTTAAATAACCCGCCTAAAACCGCCGCTTCGGCGATGTCTTCAATTTTAAAGTCGCCCCCGACCGCCACATCAACCCCCTCAAGGATCGCCTCACCAAACATGCTTTTAGCCGCGGCACTGGTCACCGTTCTCGCTCTGCCGGCAGGGGAAAACGCCAATAAATCGCCAAAGAATTTAGGGATATCTTGAGGAGACGCGCCTGGTTTATTTAATGCGTATGAACCAGACGGAAAATTAACAATCGGGTTGCCTTTCGAATCTTTGGTAAACGTCACATCCTCGCCGTATTGCTCTTTGAATATGGTCTGTAATTCATCCGGGTCGCCTGTGGTGAATGTGCCGATATTGGCTTTAAAGGCGCGCCCTGACATTTCATTAAATTCAGGCGCTTCGCCTAAATTCGGCAACGCTTCCAGCTCCGGCGTCATTCTCGCTTCACCGGTAAATAAATCGACTGCCCAAGGCACTTGCACGCCATCAGGATCGGGTTGGGGGATTTCTCGAGGTTCCCGCGCGGCTTGTTGAGTGCTTAATTGAGTTTGAAGCTCTGAGATTTGACCTTCTAAACCGGTTTCGCCTTTAGCTTGACGCAGTAATAAATCTTTGAATTGGCCAAAGGCATCTTGGCTAATCGCCGGGTCCTCTGCCGCAGGTACCGGCAATTGTGCCCCGGCAGGCACGTCTGCGACGGCCTGGAGCGGCTCAACTGCATACTGTTCCCAAGGTTTAGCCGCAGGGACTTCGGCCACGACAGGGGCCACAGTAGCCGCAGCGGGCGCAGTTGCTTGGTACTTTTCCCAAGGTTTGGCCATCTATTGCGCTCTCCAACTATCTGGACTCGAGGGATCGCCGCCAACATATTCAAAACCACTTTCAACCGTACCCACAGCAGGCGCACCGGGGAATTGGGCTCCGGCTTCAGGCGTTTGGGCGCCAAATAATTCCGCCTCGGAGACATTCCACTGTTTACCAAGCCGTAGCGTTTCGGAACGGTCTTTTTTATTCTGGCTTGTGGCTTTCCCCATTAACCCCTTTGCGCGGTTAACAAAGTCTTTACGTTGTCCCGTGGTTAACATTTCACCACTCACCACTTTCTTATACGCACCCTTAAATCGCTCAGGCACAGACGCCGCGCCGGCTGCCGTCGCAAATTCACCTTCTCGAACGGTGGAGCCCGGATCGAGCATTTTCATATAGTTAAAAATTAACGACAAATCACCGGCAGGGCTTGGGTCTTCGGCCGATACTTCAATGCGCCCGAAAGCGTCACGCACCTTAACAAATTCTCCGCTTTTTTTATCGAACCGATTGCGGATATCTTTCGCTCGTTGAAACGTGGTATTGGATTGTTTGAGTTTCCGATCGAACGCTTCTTTTTCTTTTTTCTTGGCCTCTTGCGCTTGTTTCGAGTTACTTTCAATTATAGTAATAGCGCCGGTGGCTGTATTGGTTCTAATAAATCCGGTGGGTGTGGACGTGATACTAAACGTGCCTTTTTCTGGCCCTTTTTCAGTCACCAATTGCTTGTACTGGTCCTTCCCTAAACCCTTGTACAACATGGTATTAACGACGAGTTGGTCTTGACGTAAATCTTTGCCCATCATAGTCGAATCAAAATCAATGAGTGGGTTCGCTTCCGCTTCAGTGACTAACGCGGTGGCCGTGGTTTCATCACCGCCATCAATCGCTCGTTTATATTTCATTGCCCAATCCAGCTCGGCTTCGGTCTTGGCTTTATCCGCTACCACGCCTTCTCGTTTTTGACGTTCAAACAATCGATTTTCATATTTTGACGCTAAATCAGGATTAATGGCAAAAAGGTTGTCAATCGCATCCGGGTCACCGCCCGCCGCGCCTGCCATGGCCTCTTGCATTTTTCGGCGCTCAGCGGCTAACTGCATTTGTTGTTGGCGCTCATCACGCCCTGATAAAGCTTGCCTCAGCCCTTCACCGGGTCGGTATCCACCCAAGGGGTTAATAGAAAATCGATTATCAGCCATAAATTACCCCCAGTCTCGCTCGATGCCAGTATTGAGTATATCCAGATAGTTGCCGTATCCGGTTTGTCTTGCTTGACCGGCAGCGATTTGACCCGCGCCACGTGTCGCACCAATACCTGACATTTGATTAGCGATAGCCTGAGTATTAAGCGGTTGTTGCGCCAAACTGGACATTCCCGATAAACGTTGTTGAAGTAAATTTTGAAGGACGCCTTGATTAGATAGATTTAAATCGCGCGTGGTATTGCCTGAACGCGTTAACCCCCGTGCGCCTGCTTGGGCAAGCACGCCTTCCTGGCCAGATGCGATCATCTGCTCATAAATCGGACTTGATTGAACATCCTCAATCAACCCCCGTTGACCTTCACCCCCGCCGTAGTAATCGGCTAGCATGGGTAGAAATTGATTTCGAATTTCAAGCGGTAACGCTTCCACTTCTTGTTGATATTCTAAAGCGCGCATTTGGGCTTGCGCTTCAGTTTCAGCACCGGCCTGAATATCTTGTCCTGCTTGTCTTGATGCTACATATGTGCCTACCGCGGCCGCTGCATACCCCCAAGGCATACGTTACACCGATTCGCCAAGCGTAAAGCCTGACTTATCCATTTTGGATTGTTTGATACAAATAATCATGGCTATTCGATCCTCGTCTGAATTGTTTTCTACCCAGTGAGTGTACGCGTTATCAAACGCCCACACGTCGCCGCAATCTGGCTTTATAATACCACAATCAAAGCCAAATACCGCACCGGGGCTATTTTTAATCGGAATGTAGTATTTATCATAATATTCTGCGTGCCATCCGCTATCGCGATGGGGTTTAATCCCGCCGCCTGGCGGGATTTTGGTGATCAATACGCCGCCTAACCTTTCACCATCCACCAAGGCCATCACCTCAAAACAAAGTCGTTTAATCGCCGGTAAATCTTTTAACCAAATCGAATCATGCTCGTTCGCTATTTCAGAAAAGTCGCCGGTGGTTAACATTTCAGTCAAGTCGCCATACCGTACCCAAATATCGGTCATATCGGCATGAACCGGTCCTGATTCTCTTCGCGCGCTAAATTCATCAAAAAGATGCGTATTTTTTGCCAATTCTATTTGCGCAGGTAATACATCAAGCCCTGAGGTTATTTTATTGAAGGCGATCACTGAATAATTCCATAGCGGCGCGTGTGTCAATGTTAAAAGGATCTGATTGGATATTAAAATCTTTTAGGGTGGCGTAATTATCTCGCCAAGGGGTATCAATCAAATAACGCCATATTTCATGCAATCGCGCATCAATGTCGGATTGATTAATCCGCAAGCCTTTAATTTTCTTCATTTCTCTATTCAATTGATGGATATAATCATGACTACTGCCGCCATAAGTATTATCACACCATTTGATACACTCGTAAATTTGACGGGTCGTTTTCTCGATAATCACGACCGGTGAGTGGGGAAACATTTTATTCAAATCAATCAACATTAACCCGGTGGAGCTATCGCCGTTGTTTTTTACCTTCATTTGGTAGTCAAATAACGAACGACATCCGTTTAACCCTTCATGGTGACAGAACATACCGGACTGAGAAAGAAACACGGACAGCCACGCGGTACGGCTTCTTGGCAGCCCGACCACAAAATAACTCATGTCACCACCCAACCGGTTTGCGCGTTAAATAGGGGGTTAAAATAGATATCCGGTGTTGGCGCCGCGGCAAGGTCGATATAAAGCAGGCTGTAATTAGCAAAAACAATCCCTTCCGGGCTGCCCGAGCCACTTTGTGGGGACAAATTACCGTTATTGATCGCATCCAGTATTTTGTTAATATCACCTTTTAACCCTTGATAATCCTCAATCGCATCTTCCGACCATTCAGAATGTGCGTCAAAAGCGGCCTGGTAATCTTGTATGGTTTGCAGTGTTTTAATCATGGTCAATCATCAACCTGGAAAATGCCGTTTGGTGAGGTGAAACCACGCGGAATTTAAAGCTAAAGAGTTTATCGATGTAACCTAATTTTCTAGCGATAAAACGCCGAGAATATTCAAACTCTTCACTCTCAGTAATGGAAACTTCGGTGCCAAAGGTGACCCCATTATAGGATATCGAGATAAATATGTTAACGATGCCCGACGCGAAACCGGGAATAGTGTCCAGCTCGAGCCAGTTAATACTGGATTCTTCAATATTAATAATGTTGGTGAAAAAGATATTTTCCGATTGATTGCCATATTGGTTATTGGTTGTATTGTCTAAAAACCCTAACCGACCATCGACGTCATCGCCGTAAATCCACTTAGTCGCTCGGGGGTCGAACACCCCATTTCGCCCGCGCCAAGGCGTATCACCTGTCACGCTTGATTTTACCCTCGTCCATGCACGCTCGTTACCAAATTTTTTAGCAATTGACAAATCAAATAACAAGGTATCGCGCAGTAATCGTACATAGAGGTATTTGTCCCGTTCTTCAACCCGCGCTTCCAATACCGCTTGACGCAATTCTGATTCGTTATAGGTGGCGAGGATCTTATCAATTTCGCGGGATGCAATCGTTTCTTCGCGGCCATTTAACAAAATGTGGATGCTCGGGCTTTCTTCTTTGCGGCCGCCAAGGATAAATATTTGCCCGTCCAATTCCGCTTTGCAATTAGTGCCCACAATGCCGACTTTAGTTGATTTTCCGCGGATCCTTTCAAAACGAAAGGCCCCCGCAATGGAACTGCCGGTATCTTCAAACCATTCTGTGGAGAATCGATTAAGTACCACCACTTGATTTTGAATGTTTTTAAGCAGGCCCCAGGTTCTATCAGGGGAAAATTCAGCCGTTGCAAACGTAATGCCGTCAATCGAAGATTCGGACGCGGCCAGAGTGTGAAAAAGCGTTTCACCGTCAGTAAAGAAATAAACGCCATTGATCCATACGCAATCAATCGGCGAGCCGAGATCGGGGTCTTCAACTTCGGTGAGTGACGCCCCGTCAAAAAGCCAGAAACGACCCCCGGCCAAAATACCTTGCGTGGTGAATGAATAGGGTAATATAACGTGATCAGAACCAGGGATAGCCCCTTCAGTGGATGTCGTGCCATCGGTATCAACCGATATTAACGCCTCACCCGATACTCTTAAGTGGTCAAGTTGGCGCTCATTGTAAATGCCGCCGCGGTCAATGCCAACGCCCGCGCCAAAAGTAGTAAGCCCCGGATGGGATAAAAGATAGCCTTGCGCGCCTTTAATTTTGCGTTCGACCAAGGTGTAATTAATCGGTAATTGGTCACGATAATCGGTTTCGCTGCCGTGCTCGTCACCTAGTCCAATGGGGATGGGGAGTTCCATAAAATCAGCCTATGCAGATAGATAGGCTGATTATACAGTATTATTCTCCTTTTTTGAATATCAAGAAGTAACCGTGGACAGCGGCCTGGCCACGCGCCTCTACCCTGAGGCGGAACGGCTGACCCGGGAGCTGTTCTACCAGATGGGGCATATGACCATGATTGAGGAAAGCCGCACCTATGCGCGTATCCAGCGGTGGCTGGA